ACCAAGGGCCGACCGCCTGGCTGGGCGTGGTTCACGGGCAGGCCGAAGGGCCGAGGTCTGTTCTACGAGCTCTATTCGCGCGCCGGCACGCGCGAGGGGTGGGAGTCGTTCACCTGGACGTCGGCGACCGTCGTCGACCCGGCCGAGATTGAGCAGGCCCGCCAAGACCTCGACCCGCTGACCTTCGCGCAGGAGTACGAAGCGCAGTGGGTCAGCTTCGACGGCCTCGCCTACTACCCGTGGTCGCCGAAAGACCACCTGCGCCGGCTGACCTACGACCCCGCGCGCGCGCTGATCATCGGCCTCGACTTCAACGTCGACCCAGGCACGGCCGTCGTGATGCAGGAGCAGTTCATCGACGGCGAAACGCGCACCTGCGTCATCGGCGAGGTGCATATCCCAAAGAACAGCAATACGCCGGCCGTCTGCCGGCGCCTCGTCGCCGACTGGGGCAAGCACGCCGGCGACGTGCTGATCTACGGCGACCCCGCCGGCGGTGCGCGGCACACCAGCCAGACCGAGGGTACCGACTGGGACTTGGCGAAGCAGGTGCTGCGGCCAGCCTTTGGCGACCGCCTGCGCTGGCGCGTTGGCAAGAAGGCTCCCTACGTCCGCGACCGCCTCAACGCCGTCAACAGCAGGCTCAAGTCGACCGCCGGCGTCGTGCGCCTGCTCGTCGATCCGGTCGCCGCGCCGAACGTCGTGCGCGACTTTGAGGGCGTCACGCTGCTGGCTGGCGGATCGGGCGAGCTCGACAAGAAGGGCAGCGAGGCGAAGGGTCTAACACACCTCACCGACGCGCTAGGCTACTACATCGCCGAGGCCTTCGGCATCGCCGAGCGGACCACGAGCATCGACTACTGACATGGCAACACCCGAAACGGTTGGCAACTGGTCCGGTCCCCGCAAAGAGATGGAGCAGTCGTGGGAACTGGTCCGCATCCTCCGCTCGGGCACGCGCGCGATGCGCGACGCCGGCGTCAAGTACACGCCCGCGAGCCGCAAGGAGACGCGCACGCCGGATCGGTACACGCAGCGCCTTCGCCGCACGGTGCTGTTCCCGATCTACGACCGGACGGTGCGCAAGATCGCGTCGCTGCCGTTCGCCAAGCCGCCAGTCATCAGCGGCGAACTGCCGCCGCCGCTGGACCGCTTGCTGAGCAACGCCGACCGCCAGGGCACGTCGCTGTCGTCGTTCGCGCAGTCGATCTACGAAGACGCCGTCGACCGCGGCGTCGGGATGTTCCTGGTCGACAACGTGCCGACCACGGGCATGACGCTGCTCGAGGCCGACGCCATCGACGCGCGCCCGTACCTGCGCCGCATCGCGCCGGACAACTTCATCGGCTGCAAGACCACGATGCGCAACGGCGTTGAGGTCGTGACCGAGCTCCGCCTGCGCAACTGGTTCTACACGCCGTCGAACCTCGGCTACGACACGCTGAGCGACATGGTCGAGGTCTGGACCGAGACGACGGTTCAGCAGTGGTTCCGACAGGGCGCTGACACGACCCCAGACCGCGAGCGCGACGCCGAGCGCCAGTACCTCGCCGGCTACCGGCTGCTGCAGGAATGGGAGCACGGCTTCGCCGGCATCCCGCTCGTCGCCGTCTACACCAAGAAGGTCGGCGTGCTCCACGGCGAGCCGCCGATGGAAGACTTGGCCTGGCAGAACGTCGCGCACTGGAACAGCCTGTCGATGCAGGGCGAAGCGTTGCACTACTGCCGCTCGCCGATCTTGACGATCAAGGGCGCGTCGTCGCAGATGGCCGAGGCAAAGCCCGAGGTCGGGCCTGGCGCGACCATCACCGACTCGTCGGACACGCTTGAGGTCAGCTTTACCGAGATCGCAGGAACGTCGCTGGCGGCCGGCGAGGTCGAGATCAAGCGCATCGAGGAACGGTGCATGGCGCTCGGAATGCAGCCGCTGATGGCCGTCGCAGGCCCGTCTACGGCCACCGGCGAGGTCCGCGCCGACAGCAACGAGAAGAGCGAGGCGCAGCGCTGGATCGAGGCGCTGGAGTGGGCCGTCTACACCGCCATGGAGTACGCCGCGGCCTGGGCTGGCGTCGAGCTGCCCGAGGATTTCGACTGGACGCTGTACCGCGACAGCAGCCTGATCGCCGGCAAGGCGACCGACGTGCCGGTGATCGTCCAGCTGATGAATGCCAGGCAGATCCCGCTGAACGTCGGCCTGCGCGAACTCGCAGTGCGCGGCGTGCTCTCGACGGTGGACGACGCCGACGCGCTCGCCGCCGAGATCGAGCTGCGCCAGGAACGCGGCCTCGAAGCGCAGATGCAGGCGATGATCGCCAGCGTCGAGCGCGAGCGCGCGGCGGCGTCGCCGGCGCAGCCCGAGCGCGAAGAGAGCGCCGAGGACGAGGCCGAAGACGAGGCCGAAGCGTGACACCCGACGAGACCGGCCGCCTGCCGCAGCGCTGCCGGTGCGGCGGTGTCGGCGAGCTGTGCGCCGTCTACGACATGGTCGACGGCGTCGTCGACCGCGCCGGCTGGATCGCCAAGTGCCTGGTGTGCGGCGCGTCGACCGTTAGCCACGGCTCGTGGCGCAAGACCTACGCCGACTGGCTGGCTCGCCGCTGCCCGCAGACCTACCTCGAGGAAGCCCCGTGACCAGCACGCGCTTCCAGCCTCCGCCGCTGCCGACGGAGATCGTCCAGGGCGCCCTGCGCAAGCACGCGGCAACCTGGATCCAGCGGTTCTATCGCCACGACCTGCTCGTCGCGCGCACGGTGCGAGGGCTCCAGGCCGACGCGGTCGAGACCTTCCGCCTCGAGGTCGTCGGGCCGGTGATCCGTCAGCTGGCCGCGCAGCTCGCCGAGTTCCCCGACCGCGGTGCCGACGTCGCCATCAACTCGTCGCCGCAACTGCGCCGCATGATCGAGCAAGCCGAGGCCATCGTTCGCGCCGGCGTCGAGAAGCTCCAGCGCGACGTCCGCGACGGTCTGCGCGAGGTCGTCGGCCAGGAGACGCTCTGGGTGCAGGAGAGCGCCCAGAAGGTGCTGCGGCTGCCTGACGCCAGGCGCGTCGACCCTGTGCAGGTATGGCGCACGGTGCAGGACCGGCCCTACCTCGGCGGCCAGGTGCAGGAGTGGTTCGACTCGTTCGTCGGCGGCGACAACGGCGCGGTCGACAACATCCGCTACGCGGTCCAGACCGGAGTGCAGCGTGGCTGGTCGACCGACGAGACCGTCCGAGCGCTGCGCGGCACCAAGGCCAGCAACTTCACCGACGGGCTGTTGACGCGCGAGCAGCCGGCGCAGCTGTCCGCCCTAGTCCGCACGGCGGCGACGCACGCCAGCACGGCCGCGCGCGAGGCCAGCTTTGAGCAGCTCGGCGTCGACAAGTACCGGTTCGTCGCCACCCTGGACAGCCGCACGTCGATCCAGTGCGCGGCCAACGACGGCGAGGTCTTCGACATGGGCAAGGGGCCGTTGCCGCCGCTCCATCCGAACTGCCGGTCGACGATTGTGCCCTACATCGGCGAGCCCATCGGCAACCGCGCCAGCGTCGACGGCCCGGTGCCGGCCGAGACCAACTTCCGCGGATGGCTGGAAGGCCAGCCCGCAAGCGTGCAAAACGAAGTGCTCGGCCCGACGCGCGCGGCGGCGTGGCGAGCCGGCGACCTGTCCTTTGAGGACATGGTGGGCCGAGACCTGACGCCGCTATCCGTCCAGCGCCTCAAGGAACTGGACCGCATCCCAACCGACCCCGAAGAGGACTGACATGACCAAGTTCGTCGAACTCGAAGTGAAGCCCGAAGGCGCCAGCGGCAGCGTGCTGGCCATTCCGCTGTCCAGCACCGGCAGCGATGGCAAGGCCAAGACCTACGAGGTCCGCGACGAGAAGGGCGCGGCGCTGCTGAAGGTCGACTCCACGACCGGCAAGACGACGATCGGGAGCGTCGCCGGCGCGTTGCAGTTGACGTCTTACACTAACGACGTCGAGCGTGATGCGGCCGTCACTGTGCCCGTCCGCGGCATGGTGATCTACAACCACACCTTCACCAGCCTGCAGGTCTACGACGGCAGCGCCTGGGTCACGCTGGCGACCGCGTGACGGCCAAGCCCGACCCAAACCTCGGCCAGGCCATGCTTGCGCGCGCCGGCGACCTGGCGCACGCGATGCTGGCGAAGGGCCAGACGGTCCACGTCGCCAGCGGCGTCACGCCGAACGGCAACAGCTGCACCGTCATCTACGGCATCGGCTGGATGGCCGAGCCGTTGAAAGACTTGGGCGCTGCCTTCGTCAGGAAGGTGGCCGATATGCGGGCAGAGGCCAGCAACAACTAGAGGGCTTGCAACGGCAGCCGATAGCTGTCACCCTTCGCGCATCATGCCGATCCGCCTAGTAGCTGATTCTCTCAACGACATCCCCGAGGGCCTGCGCGACGCCGCGAAGCAGGAAGGCCAGGTGTATGTGGTGTCGCAGCTGAAAGAGAACTGGGCTATCGAAGACGTCGGCGGCCTGAAGCGCGCGCTCGGCGAGGTCCGCGGCGAGCGCGACCAGCTCAAGAAGGTCGCGGCGGCGTTTGAGGGCATCGACCCGACGTCGGCCGCCGAAGCGCGCGAAGCGCTGGAGAAGCTCAAGGCCGGCCAGTTGAAGGGCTCGAAGGAGATCGACGAGTTCAAGGCCGCGGTCGAGAAGAAGATGGCCGAGGAAAGGGCCAAGCTTGAGGGGAAGTTGAACGCGCGCACCGCCGCCCTGCGTGATCGCATGATCCGCGGCGAGCTGGCGCCCGTCGTCGCCAAGCTCGGCGGCGGCGAGGCGATGGACGCGATCCTGACCCTGGCGAGCCAGCACGTCCGCATCGAGGAAGATGCCGACGGCAACCTGAAGCATTCCATCGTGGACGCGAGCGGGAAGCCGCGGGTCACGAAGAAGTCTGGCTCACCTGAGCCGATGGGATTCGACGAGCTGATCGCCGAGATGCGGGACGCATCCTCGACGCGCGGCTTGTTCAAGGCACCAGCCGCCGGTGGATCCGGTGGCGGCTCGCAGACCGGTGGATCCGGCCGCGCAGCGAACCCAGGGCAGCAACTACTGTCCGCAAGGGAACTGCTCGACCGTGCCAACTCGGTCACCTAGCGCTCTGGCTGGGCTCCATAGGGTTTCCGTGCGGACTCTCAACCGCATAGAGAAACCATGGCAGTCAGTCTGTATCAGTCTGCGCTGATCGCGCAGAACAACGGCGAGTTCAAGAAGGCCGGCATCCTCCAGACGTTCGCGCAGGCGTCGCCCCTGCTCGCGGCTATGCCGCTCGTCTCGGTCGCTGGCAACTCCTACGCCTGGACCCGCGAAGCCAACCTTGGCTCGGTGGGCTTCCGTGCCATCAACGCCGCGCTGGCCGAAGGCGCTGGCTCGGTGGAAACGCGCAGCGTGGCGCTCAAGATCATCGGCGGCGACCTCGACGTCGACAACTTCCTCATCCAGGCGCACGGTCCGGCGACGCGCTCGGCGCACGAGACCATGAAGGCGACGCTGCTCGCGCAGACCGTGGCCTACCAGGTCATCAAGGGCTCGACGACGGCGGCCGGCGGTGCGACCGCTGACGCCAACGGCTTCGACGGCCTCCAGGCGCGCTTCGGTGGCGGCTTCTCGACGACGGCGGTCGTGGACGGCGGCGAGAACGCCGACCAGATCATCCAGAACTCGACGGGCGGCAGTGGCGGCCTGTCGATCTCCAAGCTCGACGAGATCATCCAGTCGGTCGACAACCCGTCCCACATCCTGATGGCCAAGAAGGTCAAGGTCTGGCTGACGAACTACCTGCGCAACAGCTCGAGCATCTCGACGTCGCGCGACGAGTTCGGCCGCATCATCACCAGCTACGCTGGTCTGCCGATCCTTGAGGCCGACGTGCTCGGCACTTCGTCGGGTCTCCAGCAGCTCGGCTTCAACGAGAACAACGACTCGTCGACGTCGGTCTACTGCCTGTCGCTGTCCGACATGGGCCTGCACATGGTTCAGAACGGCGGCGTCCAGGTCCGCGACCTCGGCGAGCAGGACAGCAAGCCCGTCCACCGCACGCGCGTGGAATGGTACTGCAACGTGGTCGACGCGCACCCGCGCTGCGTCGCTCGCCTCTACGACGTCCAAGACGCCGCCGCTCAGGCCTGATCCAAGGAGAACAACACAATGGCTTTCCAGACCTACAGCGTGGCGCTCGATCAGGCCACGAAGCTCAAGGACTCTTCGGCGGTCACGACCGACGGTCAGGGCGTCGTCGACTCGGCCAGCGCCTTTGCCGATCTCGGCGGCGGCTACGCCGAGTTCGACGTTGTCATCGACTGGTCGGCGCGCGACGTCGCTGACGGCAACGAGCTCTACGACCTTCGCGTCGAAGGCTCGACCACCAGCGCGTTCTCGACGACCTACGTCCTTGGCAGCATTCGCCTCGGCCACTCGTCGGTGACCTTCAACGGCGTTTCGACGCCGCCATCGGGTCGCATGGTCATCCACTGCAACAACGTGGCGTTGACCAGCGCGACGGACGGCAACAGCTCTTCGGCGATGCGGTACGTCCGCATCTACCACGATGTCAGCGGCACGTCGCCGTCGATCACCTACCAGGCTTGGCTGACCGCCAAGCAGTGAGCCCATGGCTTTCCAGGCTCACAACTTCGTGCTCGATGACACCCTGCGTCTGACGTCGGGCATCACGATCACGGCGGCGTCGACGCCGGCCGTTGGCGCGACGACCATCGACCTTGGCGCTCTTGCGCCTGGGTTTAACATCAACACGACGTCGATCAATCCGTACTCCCGCTTCGCGGTCGTGTTGGATTGGACGACGCTCGACGTGGCTAGCGGAGACGAGACCTACTACATCGACATCCAAGGATCTAACTCGGCGACGTTTGCTTCGGGCAACTACGCTGTCGGGCGCTTGGTCCTTGGGATTGGCGGTTCGGTTGGCAACGCGGTCAACACGCCGGCGAACGCGCGCGACGTGTTCTACTTCGACAACGCCGTGTTGAGCAGCGACAGCAGCGGCTCAAGTCACAGCACGATGCGCTACCTGCGGCTGCGTGCGGAAGCGTTCGGCACGTCGCCGAACATTGTCATCACCGGCGCTTGGTTGTGCCCGCTCTGATCCACAGCCTGGTCGAGTGACTAGGCGCCTGGCCGGCCTCGGCATGAGGGTCGGCCAGGCTTTTCGGTAGCTCGAGGAACACATGGCAGCGATCCCCACGGTTCTTTACTTCGGCGACCAGCAGATCAGCGGTGGTCCAGCTGGTGGAGCTCGTGCAATCGTTGGCAGCGCGGGCAGCTTCTACGGAGCGCTGACCACGTTCGACCTTGGCACTGGCTGGGGCATCTATCGGCACAACTGGCGGTTCAACAAGGTCGTGCCGAGCGGGGCAGACGGTGTAACCGGCGGCACGTTCCAGCCGTATTGGGACGGCCAGGCGGCAGCTTGGGTGCAGTTCCATCCGGTTCCGACGGGCCAGGTCAACTCGCTGCTGGCGACGGCTTACGGCGACAACTGGTACGAAGGCACCAACCCAGCTATCAACAACGGCGCAGTAACGCCGTGCGCGATGCTGATGCATTCGCTGTGGGCACGCTGGCCGACCAACTTCCGCGTGGTCAAGAGCGCGTACCTGGCAGGCTTTACCGGTGCTGGCGGCTTCAAGAGCACGGGGTCGGCTTACACCGGGGTGTTGACCAACGTGACGAACGCGGCCGCAGCATTGGGTGGCGGCGACTCGCTGGACGTCAAGGCGATCATCATCGACTGCTCAAGCACGGACCTCGCAAACTACGTCACGGCGGTCGCCACCTACGCCGCCGATGCGACCAGCTTCATCACAAGCATCCGCGCGTCGCTTGAAGCGCTGGCAGGTGTGACCTGCGCAGCGACGACGCCGATCATCATGGTGAACCACAGCCAGGAGATGCTGCGCGTCACCACGTCGCCAGCTTGGGGCGCGCGAGTTCTGCGCGCGGCCAACCAAGCGCTCGCCAACGCCAACGCCAACGTCTACCTGTTCGACATGAACTGGGCGACCGATTGGCAAAGCGACGGCATCCTGCAAACGCAAACGCCGAGCATCGTCAACACGGCTGGCGTCGAGGAGACCGACAAGCGCTGGTACTCGCCGGAAACGTACCTCCAGGCCGGCGTTCGCCTAGGCACGACGCTCAACGGCATTCTCGCTGGAGCGCCGCCGGTCGCGCCTGGAACGGCGTTGCCGGTCGTTGTGATGATCGGCGACTCGCAGTTCGTCGGCCAGATCGACCCGATGCTGGCCTACCTGACCGACCAGGAGTCGCTGCTGGGCACGACGCCAGGCACGACGCAGCGCGACTACCAGTACGTCTGGAACGCGACGACCAACACGGTCGAGAACTACGACGTGATGGCGAACAGCAACACGTTCGGCACGCCGTCGCTGACCAACTTCGGACCTGACTGCACCCTGCTGAAGAGCATGGCCGCAGAGTTTCCCGGTGGTGTGGCGCTGTTCAAGTACGCCAAGAACGGCGCAACCCTGACGACGGAAGCTAGCAACTCGCTAGCGGTCGAAGCCGCTGGCCCTGTCTGGACCGACCTTGAGAACGAATGGAAGCTGTTCAAGGCGCAGTGCCTTTCGCAGCTCGGCCGCTCGCCGGACTGCATCGGCATCGTGACCGACATCGGCAGCAACGACGAAGGCAGCCTTGCCGGCTATACGGCGTTCGGCACCAAGGCTGGCCCTTGGGTCGACGACCTGCGCGCATTGTTCTCGACGCGCGCTACTGGCGGCGACTTGCCGGTCGTCTGGCTTCAGCCGCCGCCGCACATCGACGGTGGTGGCAATAGCGGCCACAACACGCTCGCCGGCGCGAACAGCGTGCGCGCGACCATCGCGGCCCTGCCGAGTCAGTACGAAAACCTGTCCGTCATCCTCAACACGGGCGACGACAAGTACGAGCTCAAGAAGAGC